AGTACACGCTTTTGGAGGGCGGCAGGCGTTCAGGCAAAACGCTCATTGCATTGCGTTATATGTTCCTGCGGGCTTTGAAGCACAAGGGCACCGACCACCTTGTTGTAAGAAAGCATTTAAAGGACGTTAGGGAATCCATAGCCTACCAGGGGATAGAGCAGCTTTTCAAACTCTCCGGCTCAAACTATGGGACAACGCTCAATGTAGTGGACTTAATATACCACTTTGAGAATGGCTCGCGCATTTGGCTTGCCGGAACAGACGATAAAGACCGCTTGGAAAAATTGCTATCAAAGGAATTTGCCACCATATACGAAAACGAGGCGAGCCAGCTTTCATTTGAGGCGCACGAAACTTTGACATCGTCTCTTAACTCGCCTACCCTGACTGGAAAAATGATTATAGACTACAACCCCCCCTCTATACACCATTGGGGATACAAGATTTTCCACGACAAAGAAACGCCAAAGGGCGAAAAAATCAGGCGACCGCAGGATTACGCTATGATTCGCATTAATCCCATTGACAACCCGAACCTGTCGGAGGATTACCTAGAAACGCTTAGGAACCTATCAGAAGCGCAGCGCAGGCGGTTCTATTACGGCGACTACACATTAGACAACGGTTCTCTATGGAAAAGAGAACAGATAAAATACAGGGAATTGCCCAAAAACAATCCCGCCAGAATTGCCATTGCCGTTGACCCCGCCGGGGGCGGCGAGGACGAGATAGGCATAGTGGCGGTTGCCAAATACGGAACCCTGTACTGGGTTATAGCCGACCGCACCTGCAAAGGAACCCCGGTGCACTGGGGGGCGGAGGTAGCCGCTCTATACCACGAATTGCAGGCGGATGTCGTTGTCGTGGAGCGGAACTATGGCGGGGATATGTGCCAGGCGGTGATAAGGCAGTTTTTGAAGGTGGGCAGGATAAAAGAGGTGACCGCAAGCAAAGCCAAGATTGTGAGGGCGGAGCCGGTCTATTCGTTATACGAGCAAGGCTTGGTGTTCCATAAGGAACCATTTTCAGAACTGGAAACGGAGATGTGCAGCTACACGCCGGAGGCGGACAAGTCCCCCAACCGCATGGATGCGATGGTGTTTGCGATGACGGAATTATCCCAGAAGCCGAGCTCGTGGATTTACTGCGACAACTGATTTTTACAACCCCTTAGGCAAATTGTGCCGTTTTTTGTTAAATTAATCTTATGGATAAGCCACAGCAACTCGAAATGTTCCCCTCTCTCCAAAATAAGGTGAAAAAAGGGAGAATAACCGCAGAAAACGGAGGTTTTTTGAACCTCCTCAACCTTATGGAAAATTCAGACAGGTTTCCGCAAGAGGTTTCCAATCCCAGAACGCTTAAAAACAGCGTTTACAATGGAATGATAACCTACGACTACGCCACTCTTTCCAAGCTGTACACAAGCAACGGGCTTATAGCGACTGCTTTGGAAAATCCCATAAACGATGCTTTCAGCAAGGGATTTAAGATAAAAAGCGATAATTTCTCCGCAGACGACAAAGCGCAGATAATGGAACTGATTGAGCAAAAAGAGTTTATAGACAAAATAATAGAGGCGATGACTTGGCAAAGCCTGTTCGGGGGCGCGGGGCTTGTAATTGCCCGTGAGTACGACGATGCAACGCAGAGGATATTCGCTCTTGAAAAAGGCGAGGATTTTGATTTGTTCCCCGTGAACAGGTGGCAGCTCAATTTCAACCCAATAGGCGTGAACCCCGCCGCAGGCATAGACGTTGATAATGCCGATTTCTTCTGGCTCGCAAACGAGATGATAAACGCCAAGAACGTTATTTTGCTCAAAGGCAAGAAAGCGCCGTTCATAATTTCCCAAACTCTCAACGGCTGGGGAATGAGCGAGGTGGAGCGCATGATAAACGACCTCAATATTTACGCAAAGACTAGAAATGTCCTTTTTGAAATTCTGGACGAAAGCAAAATAGACGTTTTTCACATAAACGAATTTGTGGATTTAGTGGCGGCTGGCAAGGAAAATTTCGTAAAGAACAGGATAGAATTCATGAACCGGATAAAGAGCTATAAAAACGCTCTTATTCTAGACGCGAAAGACAATTACGAGAACAAGCAGAACACGTTTAGCGGTCTAAGCGAGGTTTCGCACGAGAACCGCATAGACATTGCCGCCGCTCTTAGGCAGCCCGTAGTGAAGCTGTTTGGCACAAGCCCTGCGGGTTTCAGCTCCGGCGATGAGGAGTTTGCTCAGTATTACCAGATGGTTGATAGCGGGGCTAGGAAAATAGCGGCTAGGGTGCTTAAAAGGGTCGTCTCTCTTTGTGCAAATAGCCTGTTCGGATTTTGCCCCAGCTTCACAATAGAATTCCCGCCATTCAAAACGATAAACGAAAAGGAAAAAGAGGACATAAACACCGCAAAGATAGCCAACGCCGCGCAGCTATACAACATGGGGGCGATAGCAAACGTGACGGAGCATCTGAAAAAGGGGGGCGTGGAGCTATGAAATTAGGCGTGTTTGGCAGTCGCTCTATTACTGATAAGTTTCTGCGGCTTGCTTTTGCGTGTTTTGCGTGGGCTGGCCATCGCAACCCATAAAGGCAAGCAATGCTATTGCGAATAAAAGTCTCATACCCTTAATATACATTTTTTATCTGGATAAAGCAAATTTTTGTTAATTTACATAAATATGCTTGCTCCCCTGTTCCACGCGGTCGGGCTTCCCGCTGCCTATAATGGCAAACCCAGCTTTGAGAGCCTCGTTCTCTCAAAGATACGCGATGGGTCTATAACGCCTTACGGAGCTGGGGAAAGGCTCAAAGTGCCGCCGGAGGAAAGCAAAACGCGGGATTTCCTGCTTGAAAACGGATGGCGGTTCAGGAATGGGTATTTCATAGCGGACAGCGCGACATTCGCAAGATATGCCAATAGATTAAACTCTGCCATTATGGATAGGAAGGAGCAAGCCGCAACTATCAAAGCCATTGCGGAGGCGCGGCTTGCGCAGGTTCTGGAAAACGTGCGGCAGGGCAAGATTGCCATACCACAAAGCGAAATAAACCAGTTCACCCAGATTGCAAAAAACGACTTCAACAAGAACAAGGCAAATCTAGGCATAAGCATTGAATGGAACGAGGATATAGCCGCCAATTTGCAGGCAAGTATAAACGAGGGCTACCAAAAGAATTTCGCGGGGTTCACGGAAAAGCAGGCGGTGGAAATACGCTCTTGGCTCCACGATTCTTACGTGAACGGAAATTTGACCAAGAAGGCGGCGGCGGACTATTTCGCGGAGCAATACGGCATAAGCGAGCAGAGGGCGCGCTTCTGGGCAAGGCAGGAGCTTTCCCTGTTTGTGAGCACCCTGAAAACGGAGCAGATGAACGCGGCGGGATACAGATACTACATCTGGAACGCGGTCGGGGACGAGCGCACCAGACCGGACCACATGGAGCTGCACGGCACTCTGCAAGACACCTACAACCCTCCCATCATTGACAAGCGCACAGGGCGCAGGGGCAACCCCGGCATAGACTTCAACTGCCGCTGCTTTGCCCAGTTCATAACCGAAGAGGAGTATTTGGAGCGGCAAAACGCCCTTTAGGGCAAAAATCGTGACCCCCTCGCGGAAAAAGTCATGAAAAAGTCATGAAAAAGTCATCCGCCTACGAAGCCACACAAAATAAGGCTTCGTAGGCAGACCCCCCCCTAAAAACACCCATTTTTTTACCAAAACCGCGAAATTTGCTCAAAAACGCGGTTTTTTGCTCTTTTTGCACACCCGATAAAATAAGGCTTTGCAGGCGAAAAACGGAAACAAGCCCGATAAAATAGGGATTGGAATTTTTGCCAAAAATACCCCCCCTAGCCCAATAATAAACCCAAAACCCAGCACGGGCATAAGCAGCTAGAAATCCTGCATAATATATATTTGTCTCAATGCAGCCCAAAACGCACAAAGCGATTTTCCTTATCCCCGGACTATGCTCCTACGAGAGCGATGGCAACGGCGTATGGCTGTTCCAAAAAGCGGCTATAGACAACTCAATAAGCTCTTTCGTTGGCAAGCCCGTGCGGATTTCCCACGACAATGAATCTCCTGCCGTTGGCTATGTAATCGGGGTTTATTTTGATGATGCCGAAGGCTTTTACGTTGCGGACTTCTTTTTGAATGACGAGCAAGCGGAGGCTATGGTATGCAGCGGCGACTACTTCCCCTCCTGCAACTATATAGTTGAGGAACGGGGGGATGGGGGGGTCTATAATGACATTGAATATCAGTGCGAGGTGCTGAAAGCCCGCTTTGAGCATTTGGCTATGGTAGATAGTCCACGCTACTCTTGCGGCGTGTTTGATTTTGACAGGGCGGAACCCGCAAATCAGGGAAAGAAACCTATTTTTGAATTGAAAGCCATAAACTCCGGAGGCATGATGGCAAGCAAGAAAAGCACCGCCAAGAACGAGGGCGAGGAAGAAAAAGATAAGACCGAGGGCGAAACTGCCCAAAACAACTCGGAAGAAAGCAAGAAGGATGGCGAGACCTCCGCAGAGAACGGCTCTGATGGTGGCGAATCCGTGCTTGACGGCGTTATCGTAATCAACGGAAAGGAAATACCCATCGGCGAGGCTGTGGAGCAATACAGGGCGGCAACCGCAAAAAAAGTGTGGGAAGATGAGGAAAGGATAGACATTGACGGCACGAGCGTGACCATAAAGGAGATTAAGGAGAAATTGGGCGATGGCGGCTCCGCGCCGGAACCTACCCCTGCGGAAAACGAGGGCGAGGAAGAAGAAAAAGAGGAAGAACCTAAACCCACCGCTTCAAATTCCAGCACCAAAACAAACGGGGTGCAGAAAATGAAGAAGGCAATTTCCGTATCTAACTCTACCACAATAAACAGCAACAGGCGGCTCCCAAACGAAACCGCCTATGCTTACAATGAACGCATGACAAAGAAGGTTTTTTAGGAGGAATAGTATGGCATTCACAGAATTAAACAGGTTTGCGCCGGAAGTGTTGAATGGGCAGCTCGCTCTTGTCAATGGCAACCAGCCGAATGCGCTCAATGTTATGTTCAGCCCAACGGCTGGCAGCGAATACGACACGCTCAAAGCAGGCGATGCGGTTATTTTCCAAGAAGGGAAAAGCCTCACGCCTCTAGTGAGGCACAGCGGCGAGGATGACGACATCGGCATTGTTGGCGTTGTTCTGGTGTCCCAGAAAAAAGATGCCTACAAAGCTGGCGATATGGTTGAGGTTGCTTGCAGAGGCACGATAATATACATGAAAGCCGATGACGATATTGAGCGCGGCGAAGAGTTCGGTAACATAGGGATTTCTCTTGACACAGCGGAGGCAGGAGAATTTGCGCGAGTTTCAATCGCAGGAGTATTGTAGTATGCCAAACCAAATAGGTTATTTGCAGGAAGTAAACACTCTAACGCAGGCTATAATGCCTATACTGGAGCAGAAATTTTACGAAGTTCCCAATATAGCGGATTTTGTGGACTTTGATTTCACAGGCGCATATATGGATACGATTATACAAGGGCGCACCCGCTCGCACTCCAAGCGCGGCGCGGGGTTCAGGAACGGCTCCCCCGGATTTGAGAAAGCTCCCCACGTGGAAGTTTCCAGAGATACAATCTCTATAAGGAACTATCCGTGGCTTGAATACATTATATGGTCTAAATACGAGCTGGAGCAGGCAAAGCGCGGGATTATATCCTTTGACACTCTGACGGAGCGTGTTGCGGCGATAAAGAAATGCTGGGATTTGGATAAGCAGGATGCCATTTTCTGCGGGTTCAAGGAAGGCAACATAGAGATTTTCGGCTTGCTCAATATACCGAATGTAACTTCCAACAATAGCCTTATACCAAGCGGCAAGGCGATAAAGAATTTATCGGCAACGGAAATGCACAATTTCGTTGGCCAGATTCTGGACGCTTTCGCCAAAAATTCAAGGATAGCAACAATGCCCGACCGCTTTGTTGTTCCTCTTGCCGATTATTTAGGCTGGGGAAACACTTTCGTTGCTTCTCCTGATGCTGCAAATGTGAATGTAATAAGCAAGTCCATTGTTGAATACTTGGAAGATATGTTCAAAACGATGACCCAGAACCCCGGATTCAAAATCCTGTTCAGCAAATACAGCGAGGCTTCGGTTATGAAGGAGATTACAGGCGTTAATTCCTCAAACCGATACGCTCTATACAAGAAGGAGAGGGAATCATTGCGTTTTGTCATACCGCAGGATTTGGAGACATCGCAAATTATAGAGTCAAGCCCAGAGACGTTCACTATGGCTGCGAGCGGTCAGCTTGCAGGCATAATCTGCGGCAGACCGGAAAACATTCTTTACCTTGACTCGGCGGAGGCATGATATGATACTGCAAAGCAAAAGAAGCGGGAACGTTATTTTCCGCGATGACGATGGGGTAAAAACTTTGGTAGCCGGAGAAACTCTTGTTGTCAAAAGTGAGAAAGTTGCTGCCACGCTTATGAAGATGTACCCCGGCGTTGTCATTGAGGTTGCCAGAGAAGCTGAAAAAGAAGCTCCCAAAACCAGCAAGGGCAAATCAAAAACCAGCAAGGGCGGCAACAAAGGGGGTAGCAATGAAAACAACTCTACCGCCGGAACCGAATGAGTTCAAAAATTTCTTTGACCGCGGCGAGTTTGCTTATGGCGAGCAGCCGCCTTCTATACGCGACAAGGATATAGCCAGGGCGCAGCAGGAAGCCCTCGTTGCATTTCCAAAAAATTTATTTCAAAACGACAAAGAGGCGGTTACGGCGTTCAATTTCCTAACCGCGCATTTTCTGGCAACGAACATAAACGCAGCCAAAAGCGGAGGCTCTCCTGAATATTCCGTATCCAGCCAGTCGGCGGACGGGTTGAGCGTTAGCTATGCAACGCCGTCTTTTTTGCAAAACTCGCCGTTCCTGTCGCAGTTCACAACTACCGCATTTGGCATTAGGTACGCCTCTATGGTTTATCCCCTTGCCTTGTCAAACGCTAGGGGCGTTGTGGCGGGGGGGACTACCCCATGAAGGAAGGCATACACATAAGGCAGGCACTGGGAGCGAAATTCGCGGGAATGAGGCTCAAAATAGGGCTTTTCAACGTTTCGGACATTGCCAAATATGCCGCCGCCCACGAGTTCGGAAGCCCGCGCATGAACATACCAAAGCGGTCGTTTCTCTTGGAGCCGATAAAGCGGGATTTGCCAGACATTGCAAAGCAAGCCAAAAGCGTGAATGACATAGGCGTTAAGCTGGTTGCCTCCTGCCAAGAGGAGATAGCAACGGAAGGGCACGGCTCTTGGCAGGGGTTCAGCGAAAATTATAAGAAACGCCCAAGCGGAAAGCCCGTTACGGAAGAAAGCAAGCTGCTCAGGGACACGGGCGCGCTCGCCAGGAGCATAACATTCAAGGCGGAGGGCGTTTGACATGGATGCTATAGTTGGCGATGTGCTTACAAAGCTGGGCGTTCCCAGCGTGGTCGCCCTTGTTCTTTATTTCATAATCAAAGAAATGATTAAGAACAAAACCAATGAACTAGAAACGAAAGCGAAGGAAGTGACGGATTTGCAAAGGCAAGCCGCGCAGAACAGCAAGGAAGAAATAGAATTGAAGCTGAGCAACCTTATTCAAGAAAGAGAATTGAAGCTGAACGGCATTATTGAGAATTATAAAGAATTGAAGGGTGAATTTGAAATGCACATTCAACATCACCATGACTATGAGAAAGATTTGTTTGATTCCATAAACAGGCTCTACGACAGGATAAACCCCAAGATAGACATTCTGAACAAAATTGAGGGGTGGATGGAGGCGCAGAATGCTAGAAGTCTATAATTTCGTAGGCTCGCAAATAATAACCGAGTTTGCTGGGCAGGATTTGTATCTGCTGAAAACCCACGTATCCGCGAGCGTTTACACTGATGAAGGTGTTTATGTTTATAACATGGAACCTGGGTTCCCCACGAATATGCGGAGCGGGTCGCACCTGATTGACTGGCTTATCCCAAAATTCACCAAAAACAACAGGTACAACCTCGCTCTATTGTGCCACGACTTCGCATATACCAAGCTGCCGAGCGGCGAGAACCCCGTGCCGCGCGATATAGCCGATGAAATGCTGCGGCAGATGTGCATATTGTCCGGCGAGCTTGGGAGCATTAGGGCTGGCATAATGCACAAGGCTCTGCGGCTTGGCGGTGCTTCCGCCTACAACTGCGAGAACAAGGGCGACTATGCAAATGCGGGAAATTATATGTCCTTCAGATTGGAGGCTAAATAGTATGCAGCCTAATCTATCCAAAGCTATCAATGGCTGGACGGAGAACGTTCAGGCTTATGTCTATTTCAGCAAAAACGAAAGCGGCATAGTCAAAAAGGTATTCCTGCCTATGCCTATAGAAGGCAATTTGCAGATGGGCAACAATGACGACCTTATGATGGTCCCGGAGCAGGAGCGGCACTATGCTCTATGGCGTTTATTGGTTGCGGAAACGAAGCAGGCTTTGAAGAATGGCGATTTGGTGAAAATCTTCTACCAGGGCGAGGACAAATACTTCAAGGTGATAGGCTGCAAGGACAACACGCGGAACGGGTTCAGCAGGTACATATTGCAGGAGCGCGTTCCGGATGACGATGTGGCTGAAAGCAGCAACTCGCTTTTGTCATCGCAGGACGGCAGGTTCCTTATTGCGCAGGAGGGCGTATGAGCGCGCTCTTGGAAATTTCCGAAAAGTTCATTAAAGTGGCAGAGGAATACCTGCCGGAGCTTGCGGGACGAATAGCCATTTTTGGGCAGGGGTGGCAGGAGCCTAAAGACGGCAAGCCTTATGTAATTGTTTCGCTTGAAGATGGCGAGCTTGCCAACTTCACCGACAGCGCAGCAGGTCAGGATGAATGGGCGCGGACATTCCATATAACCCTGCACGTTTATGGCAGGGACTTGGATACCATAAGCGTGGCGGAGAAACTCACTTTCCTAGCCGATAGAACGGCAAACCAGAACAAGTTTTTTGCAAACGGAATAGGCGTTTTCAGCAATAGGAAAATAAAGCCGCGACCGGAATATGCAGGCTCTACGCCTGTGCATAGGTACGATATTGATTTTGCTTTGAAGTTCATAGGCAGGAGCGACCCCAGCAGATATGACTTTGAGGCAATGGGAGAAATAGCAGCATTAACAACAGAGAGGTAAAATATGCTTGATATAAACAATGTGGTAAGGATAGCAACTCTATTGCCGGGCGCAAGGCTGGGCAACGCGAACACAAGCGCGCTCGCTCTGGTCACGCACAGCAAGCCCCTGTTCCCGAACTTCGGGGATTACAGGGTTTACAAGAATCCCAGCGGGGTGGCGGCTGATTTTGGCGCGGACAGCAGAGCGGCAAAAATGGCTAACGCCGTCTTTTCGCAGGTCCCCAATGTGACAGGCGGCAATGGCTATCTTGTAGTTATTCCGCTCTTGGGAGATGCCCCGGCAGCCCCTGCGGTGATAACGCTCGGCACGGCAAACCTTATCGCCCTGCCGAAGGACATGGTCATTACTCTAAACGTGAGCGGCGAGACTCAAAGCCTGATAATGACCGGAATAGACAACACAAATACAACAACCCTTCAAAACACGCTGAATAGTTTTTTGAATACTATAGGGGTTGTTGCGACCGTGGGTGGCTCCGTAGGCTCTGCGGACATAAGGCTTTCCACAACGGCGGTGGGCGCGAATGCGACTCTAAGCGTTATGGCAACGCCGCCCGGCGATTACGACGATTTAGCCGTTAGGCTTGGCGCGGTCGGGTTGGGAGCAGCCGGAGCGGACAACGGAGAGGAGCAGCTCAAAGAGGCTATACTCCGCACAATAGATAAGGTCTATTACTTTGGCGTTATGTTTGACGAAATAAGCGACTTGCCATACACGACATCCCGCCTCAAAGAGGTTGCGCAGCTTATACAGGCTCTTGACAAGCTCCTTTTTGTATGCACAAATTTGAGGGCAAGGGTAACGGACAATTTCCAGGCGATAGCCGATGGCAGCTTCACGCACACGCGCTGCCTGTTCTACGGCGGCTCTACGGAAGAAGCCCTCGCGTTCATGGCGGCTTACGCAAGCCGCGCGCTGTCGGTCAATTACAACCTCGCGAACTCGGCTATAACCATGAACCTGAAAACGCTGGCCGGCATAGGCGCGGACAAATCCATAGACCAGACATTCTACGACACTCTGGCAAAGGCAGGAGCGGATTTCTACGGCGATTTCGGCGTTGCAAAGGTTATATCTAATGGAGCGAACGGGTTCTATGACGATGTGGCTAATATACTAGCTTTGAAGCTGAATATCAAAGTAGATAGATTCAATTCTCTAGGAACAACGCCCACAAAAATAAAGCAGACCGATGAGGGAATGGATTTCCTCAACACCAACACGAGAAAAGTTTTGCAAAAGTTTGTTGATGCGGGTGTTCTTGCGCCTGGTCAATGGAACAGTTCAACGTTCTACGGGAGCCAAGATAAACATATAGCCTCTATACGGCAGCTTGGCTACTGGGTATGGTCGCCGCCTATTGCGGAGCAGTCGCAGGCGGACAGGGAGAAGCGGGTAACGCCCCCTACGTACATAGCGGCAAAGGCAGGCGGCGCATTCCACGAATCAGATGTAGTTATACTATGGGAGGCATAACATGGCAATGGCATTACTAGGCAAGGGGGTGTTAATACTAGGTTCGGCGGAGCCTAGGGTATTCGCCGATTTCGCAAACGGCAATTTCTTGGGGCTTGAGTTTGGCAACCAAGTGAGCACCCGCGAGCAAGGGCGCGGCGGCAGCATAATAGCCTACAACACCAACGCAAAGCAGGCTACTCTAACGCTGCGGCTTATAAAGGGGTCGCCCGATGACGTGCATTTGAATGGCGTACTGAGCGATTACGACAGAAGCCCCGAAACATTTGTTTTGCTGGCTGGCTCGGTATCTCTCAAACTTGGCAACGGGAGCGGCGATATAACAACGGAGAATTACATATTGTCTGAGGGCAGCTTCATAAACAAGCCTGCGTTCACAACGGACACGGAAGGCGATGCCGAGAGCGGCGTGAGCGTGTGGACCTTTGACGTAACCGCAGTTAGGAACTTCGCATAAGGGGGGATTTATGGCAAAAGAAGAAACTCTGCCAAGCGGCAACAAGCTGCAACTAGGCTACGCGAGCTTTGAGGATATAAGCAGGCTTAGAGCCGCCATTTCCGACAAGCTGAAAACCGTTTCGCTTGACAGCGCAATGAACTTCACGGCAAAGGATATTGTGTCGCTGCTCAAAGAATTGCCGTCTCTAATTGAAAGCGGCGATATAAAGGCGATTGTGTTTGAGTGCGCCAAAAGGTCTATGGTTGTCAAGAAGGGCGGGGAGAATGAAAATTTAACCCCCGCTTATTTCAACAACCCTGATAATTGGCAGGACTACTATCCCGCCATAAAAAGCGTTCTGGAGCACAACCTAAGCCCTTTTTTCTCTGGGCTGAAAAAAGCCCTGCCAAAGAAGGCTCAGGAAATGCTCAGCCAGATTTTGCAATAGAGGCCGCCATGTTTCTAGCCTCTCGCGGATACTGGGGCGGAAACCCAGAAATGATTTTAGGCGCGCCTGCCAATCTGGTGCTGGCTGCCCTTGATTTTGCCATTCGCAGGGAAAAGGAAAAGGCGGATTTAATATCAGGCATCGTTGATAGCGTGGCGAGGGGGCTTAGGTGAGCGAATCTCTATCCATAGCCGATTTGTTCGTTGAGGTCAAGTTCAACCCCGACAAGGCTAACCTCGCAAACTCTCTCGGCGATGTGAAGGGCAAATTTGAGCAGGTTGCAAGCTCCATAAACGGGATAGCAGGCAAGATAAACGGCATAGCGAGCGGCGTGAAGGGCTTGTTCGCATTGCAGGCGTTTCAGGCGGTTGCAGGCGTTGCAAACAGGATAGCGGGGAGCATAACGTCGGCTTCCGCAAATGCCTCCGAATTGCAGAGAATGGCTCTGCGCACTGGCAAATCCGTTGAGGAACTGCAAAAGCGGCGCGGAATGAGGATAATCCTAAGCAAGGAGGAAGTAAATGATTTGGCAAAGATTAACAATTTTTTCTCCGATATAAGCAACGCCGCAAACAAGGTTATCGTTGGGATAGCGCGCAACATTTCGCCTTATATGGACAAAGCGAGGGAGTTTCTCTCTGGGAACCAGTTCAAGGGCATAATGGATAAGGTCATGGGCATGGTGAATGCCGTGTGGGGCAGGGCGGAGCCGATAATAAAGGAGCTGCCGGA